TTATTACCGCCCTAGGTTTAACCAGGGAAGCTCTTAGAATACTTACTAACAACTTAAGATTTACTCGAAATTGCTATAAAGGTTATAGCGCAAATAATTATGGTAATGCTGATCCTAAAGAAGGCAATGTATTGAATGTTCGTCTTCCTAATAGATATAAAAGTTTTATTGGATCAACTATTTCTGTACAAAATGTTACTGAATATACAGTACCTATTGAATTAACAACTCAGAGAAATATTCCGTTATTTGCATCATCAGTAGAATATACTCTGGATATTGATAATTTTTCCCGTCTTTATATTCAGCCAATGATGGCTCAGATGGCAAATGATATCGATTTTGATGGGACTGATCTTTATAAAAAAGTATGGAATCAGGTAGGAACTCCTGGATCAACTCCAAACTCAACAACTGTTTATTTGCAGGCAGGACAGGTTCTGGATGATAATGCGGTCCCTCGAGATGATCAGCGAAGATTTATGCTAACACCTTCTGCCATGGCTGCTACTGTTGATAATTTGAAAGGACTATTCCAGCAGTCAGATGAAATTGGACGCCAGTACAAAACTGGGCAGATGGGTTCTTCTCTCGGTGGTACATTTGAAATGGATCAGAACTTAAAATTGCATACTTGTGGTAATTTTGGGACTAGCTGTTCATTGTATGAAGATATGGTTGAAGGCGGAAATACTATTGTTTTAAATGATTTTGTTGGAGTAATTGGTACGCCTAGCGCAAATGAAGGAGATATTTTAACTATAGAGAATGTATACGGTGTAAATCCTGCCAACAAACAGTCAACTGGTAGATTGCAGCAGTTTGTTGTAGTTTCTTCTGTCTGGGATGGAGTAAATGCTAGACTAACAGTTACGGTTAATCCATATTTTAAAGCGAGCCAGCTTGATCCTTGGCAGAATATTACCGCTCTTGGTGTTGCTGATGCAGATGTTTCTTTTGAAGGGGATCAAAATTCTACTTATCCCATCAACTTGGCATTCCATACGGATGCATTTGTGTTTGTTAGTGCTAATCTTTATATGCCAAAAGACACAGATTTTTCAGCACAAGAATCAGCTGATGGAGTTAGTCTTAGGATAGTTAGAAAATATGATGTAATGACAGATGTTCTTCCTTGTAGAACAGATGTATTATATGGATTCGCATGTCCTAGACCTGAAATGGCATGTAGAATTATTGGATAATTAATTATTAAACGAAAGGAGATTTATGGTAAAAACTGTTATTGTACGACCAGAAGTATTTTTGGCTTTTAGATGGGAAGGAACTAACATTGAAGAGTTCAAAAAAAATTTTGAACGATACGATTTTTTTGTTAGAGAAGATGGTCGTCTTTCAGCTAAAAAAATTGGAACTTTGAATTGTTATGAATGTGATGATGAAATTATATGTAATAATGATATAATTCTTAAATCAATTTCTACTGGGGAAATAAAAACAATCCCGGTTGAAATTTTAGCAAAAGAATATGTTGAAATTCAGGAGCCTCCATCAGAAAAGAAGAATGATCCTGAAGTAAAATAATAAAGGGAAAATTAATGAAAGCGCGTGAAATAATTTATAGCGCATTCAGACTACTTCAAGTAACTGGGCAGGGTGAGGATGTTTCTGATGAATCTATGGAATCAGAAGCACTTCTCGCCCTACAGTTACTTGTAGCATCTTGGAGCGCAAGGCAAATTTTAACATTTACTACGTTCCAAGAAACATTTCCTCTTATAACTGGAAAAGGAATCTATACTATTGGTATAAATTTAGATTTTGATACAATCTCTCCTGAATTTATAAAAAATGCATATATATCATTAGGGAATCCTGCCAGAGATAAGATTTTAAAACAAATAAGTCAGGAAGATTATTTCTCGATACCTGATAAGAATTTTACACTATATCCTAAATTTTTATATTATGAATATGGATTTAATAAAGGAACAATATATCTTTCTCCATTACCTTCTTTATCTACTACATTAACAATATCTTCTTATAAGAATTATCAAATTGTTGATGATGCAAGTATAGATACCGATATTAATTTACCAACACCATATTTAAGTGCTTTGAAATATAATCTTGCTGTAGAATTAGCTTCAGAATATGCTACGAATGTTCCTGATAGCGTTGTAACATTAGCTAACCAATCACTAGAAAATATTATAAAATTAAGTAAAAAAACCGTTCCATTAGCTAAATTTGATGTTGGATTATATGACTCACCACATAGAAATTATAATGACTCATTTTTTTGGTGGTCTACAAATTAATGGAAAATATTAACTCATTTAAATATGAATTGGGCTCATCAGGTTTTAACTATAGTAAAAATTTAAATATTTTAAATCCTGGATGTATGGTTTCTCCAAGTTATAATTTTAATCTACTTCCTGACTCTATACGTTCCAGAGGAGGGACTAAAATTGTATATAATTTAAATGAAGTTTCTCCAGTAACGTCATTAACACAAATATTTAATCAATATGATAATGAATCTATAATTTCAACAACGCAATCCGGTAAAATATTTAAAAACACAACATTATTAAAACAACTACCATTAGCTATATATGATGCTACTTATCTTTTATGGAATGAAAATTTAATTATCAATAGTGGAAATAATATTCCTCAAGGCTGGGATGGAATAAGTTCAACGACTGAAGATTTTCCAGAATCTAATATGGCACCAGATTGGATATTAGATAATTACTATCCTAATTTGATGTTAAGATATGGGAAAGGGAATTCTGTACGAGCCTGGGCAATTGGATCAACCAAAAGGAAAACAACTTTATATTTTTCTGCCCCCTCTGATGGATTAGATCCATATCCTAATTTTAAAGATGCTAATAGTGGATTTTTTGTTATCTCAACGCCTAATGAAGAGCCATTAACTGCTATGACTTCATTTGGTGATAGGCTTATTATTTTTAGTAAAACAAAAGCATATATCATAGAAGATTCAAGCGAAAGTTCATCTGATTGGGGATATACAGAGGCTCAATGGCGCGGTGGAGCTATTTCTCACAGATGTGTTCTTCAAACAGAAAATGATATCTTCGCATTAATTGAAGATGGGACTGTTTATTCTATATCCGCTGTTATGGAATATGGTGATTATAAAATATCATCTATTACAGAACAGGCTCAGATAAATGATTATATAATAGAAAGAATAAATTTATCTTATCTTGAAAATACACATGCTATTTTTGACCCAACACTTAGATGTATAAAATATTTTTGTACATCAGAAAATTCATATTCTAATGATAGTGCTTTATGTTATTTTATAGATAGATCTATTTTAACTGGTTGGAGTCTTCATAATAATAAAAAATTTTTATCTGGCTATAATGCTAAAAGTAGCTGTCTATATAAAAATCAAACCGATCAATCTACGAAGATTCTTACAGGAGATTATTTAGGTAGAATATGGGAATTAGAAACATCTATAATAATAGATGATACAAATCCATTTGATATAATATATACGACTCCATATATTAATTTAGGAGACCCTAGAAATACAAAAAGATTTAAAAGAGGCTATTTAGAATTATTAACTACAAATGTAATAAATGTTAATATTTCTATGGCAACAGATAATTCTATAGATTATGAATATTTTACTAGTATCCTTTTTAAAGGAAGTAGATTTAATTCCGCTAGATGGAATATTGATAGATTTACACAGGTTCCTATTTATAAATTAAAATATCATATAAATAAAATTGGAGTTGGATTAAAGCAAACATTTTCTTTTTCTTCTAATGAAAATAAATTATGTGGTAAATTTAATTTTTCAAAATGGGATGAATGTATATTTGGAGTAGGCATTTTGGCAGGGGAACCATTTTATTTAATGTCAAATATTTTAGATACACTAATAGTATCAAATAGATCAATTTTGAGGTAAAAATATGTCTAGTGGTAATTTCCATATGATAAAGGAAGCACAGCCGAATGCTTATATTCTGGCTGAAGATTGGAACAATGAGTTTAATAATGTAATAGCTAATTGTGGATCTGACGGAATAGGGGGAGCTTCAGAGAATATCACAAATTGGACTT